TGAGAAAGGTAAGAGTTAGAGAATACAGGGATACCAACAACATTAAGTTGTCCAGTCAAAGGATTAACAGTCACAACACCTGGGAAGTTGTACTCACCAGAACCAGAAGCCTTACCCAACAAGATGTTTACATAATCTTGGTTAGACAATACGATTCCAGTTGGAGTGTGAAGGTTGTTCTTCAACTGACGAAGAGCAGCATCAATCAAGATTTCAATGCTGATAGTCTTAGAACCATTGTAGTTCTCAGAGTTAGCAGCATCAAGAAGCAAACCTTGGATAAAGGTATCTTCCTTCTTTAACAATTCAGCACGACCTTTGTTCTGCAAGAATGAAGTCATCCAAGCCAAATCTTCGATCATAGAAACAGGAACTCCTTTGATAAGACCTGCAATCCACTCAGCATCAGCCTGATAGGTAGTCATCTTAGGCTCAATCTCAGGCTTAGCTACGTTAGCTCCACCAGAACCTGTTCCGTATGCCCAAGTGTTTGCTCCACCAGTAGTAGCGGTTTCCTTAGGATACTTAACGAATTCACCTGACATTGTTCCTCCAGGAAGTACGTTTCTGTAATGGAAAGACTCATACTTAACCAAGATTGGGTCTCTGAAATCAGTTACGAAAGGCTCGTATCCGGTGAAGTCAGCATAGTTAAAATCTTTCATGGTCATTTCCATGCCTTTTCCAGACTTTACATTCTTAACCATCTCAGCGTGGTTAGACTTCAAAGTCTCATGCAAAGACCATCCGAAGTTCTTACGCTCAACTTTAGGAGCAGATTTCTCGTTGATGTCAGCAAGAGCCTTATCCATTTCCTTCTGGATGTCAGCGTGCTTAGTCTGCATATCAGCAGACAACTTGTCCATTGCGTCTTTAACTTTTCCGTCAAATCCAGCAACATCTTTTTCTCTTTCAGTAGAGAAGTTTTTCTTTAGGGTTTGTAGCTCTTCAGCTAGGAAGTCCTGAACTTCCTTAATTTGCAATTCTGCCATGATTTCTAAATGTAGATTTAAGTGATTCAATTAATTTATTACTATCTAACTCGGCTTTAACCTCTTCTAAAGTGATTTCTTTCGGCTTTAGAATGTCATAAAGTGATTTAAGTCTTTCTTCTAGTTTGACAAGTGTCTCATCAGTAGCGTCAGATGTCCTAACAAACTTCTCAAGTCTGTCAAGGTATTCAAACGCATCTGTTTCAGACTTCAGGTCAATAAATGTAGTCTCAGGATTAGCTCCTAAGAATTGTACTGCTGATCCTTCGTACATAATTACTTCTTTGATAACATTAGCTTTTCTGTTTCCATCAAAGTATTGTTTGTCTTTAGGTACTGAAAATCCAAAGCTATGCTGGTTAATAAGTCCTGACTCTACCATCTTCATAAAGTCAACACCTAAGCTATGAGTGCCAATCTTAGCCTCATATCTTAAACCATTCATGTCCTCCTCCAATTTGGTAATCAAGGCAACAGATTTCTTCGAGTCATGGTCTAGCAAATACTTAATAAGCTTTTTACCATTTGGGCCACGCTCTTGGATAGTCTTTGTAAATGCTCCTCTCTCGATGACATCTCCATCCAAATCTTTGTTACCAAACATTGCAAAATAACCCGAAACAATACCCTGTTTCATGTCGGCATCTTGAAATCCTTGATTTATACCTTTCGTTAGAAAACCCATATTGCTCTGTTCTTTAATTTCCCCTAATTCTCTTAGTTTACTCCTGCTCCACGTTAGTGCAGCCTTTCCTCCCCATGCATCGTACATTAAAAGACCACAACCATCATCATAAGAGCTAGAAGCCTGTAAATCAACTTCATGTCTACTCAGATAGCTATACATTCTTTTTATTGTATCAACTGATACAGGCTCACCGTTTGCAAGCTGATTTGCTCTCTGCTTTCCGACCGGAGTCCCACATGACCCCCATCCATTCTGCTCAACATATTTAAGAACCCTTTTAGCATTATTTCTAACTGCCTCAGGATAATCTGAATAGCTTTTTTGCTCAATAGATACCAAATCACAATTCTGATTCATACACAAAGATTGAAAAAAACTATCAAACATACAAACTCATAGAAGATGACTAATATTTCTTCTAGTATCTTCTCCGTTCTGAAACCTGTAGTAATGGAACAAGTATATGCCTTTAGCTATGCCAATCCGTAGTCTATTTCTCATTATCTTCTGACAAAAATGATAATCAAAGAAATGTCCATTAATCTGAATTCCTCCTTCAGGAAATCCTCCGACAGTTCTCCAAGTTTTTTTACTAAAAAGCATAAACAAGCCTCCAATCACCTGGTTCATATACATCACATTAGTACCATGCTCGTTATACAAATCAACTGCAATCTTTCTGTGATTCATAATATCTGGGTCATTAGACTTTCTTCCTCCTACAAGCTGATAGTGTAAGCCAAGTCTATTAGTCATGCATCCAACCAAGTCAAAGTCTCCTCGTTGTGCTATCTCTTCGCATTGCTGATAAATCTTTTCGTGATACATCGGTAAAGTATCAATATCTCTTAGACAAATCCAATCATCGTCAGGCAGTCCCTCAATTATTGTGTTAATGGCCTTTCCAATGTTTTTGTCAGACCTTCCAGGTGTTATGTGATGAACCTGAACACTTTTTCTTACATCAACAGCTCCCTTGTGCTTTCTTATCGTAATAAAGGTTGCGTTAATAGAATATGGCTTAATATTTTCTGGTTTTAGCATACACCAATGCATTACATAAGGAAATGCCAACTCATCTCTATTCGTGTACTCTTGAACTATGTGCCAAACTCCATCCATAAGCCTATTCTGATTCTCATCTCGATTAGACCGTACAAAAAAGTTAGTTTCTAGTAATCCTACTTTATCCTTGAACCTATTTTCTAGGTAATACCTAAACTGTCTTTTAACCTGATCCTCATTTACCTTTCCTTCGATAACTAATTCCTTAGCTCTAGTGTAAACATCAATATGGGCACGATGTGTAAACCATATCGGAAAACTAGGTGGCTCACTAACAAACGAAATATTCGCATCTGCATAGCAAACCAAATCGTATTCACTTAGATACAAATGTGATAGAAGCTTGTATCTTCTAGACTCCTTTTGTGTATCAGTAATGCCTTCTATAACTCTTATTTGCCATCCATCAACTCGTAGATTTGCATTATCGGTAAATAAAACAAAGTCCCACCCCTTATATTTAGGAGCAGGACTTATGTCATCATAGTCTCCAAACAAGACCGAATAAATTACTTTCATCTTAAAATTCTCCAAGTTTTCTCATCATAGAAGTTGTGATTAACATTTGAGCTTGCGAATCCAAATATACATTCATCTTTTTTTGCCATAATACCTGGAAACTGCTCAGTTAAATATTTGTCTAGCCTTAGCTTAACATCTTTCAATCTACCCTTTACCTTATCGGTTGCAAACCAATAGAATGATCCAGAATAATGAAACGGATACGGAACATAAGGATGGCATGGCATAAGCTTGCCACAAATACCTGAAAACAATTTGTCCTCTAATACCGGAGGTGCAGTTAAATTCTTTCGATAAAGATGATTTATCCAAATATCTAGTCCCCTCCATATCGGTCTAGTAACTCCTTTGCAATGAGCATAGAAAGTCATTCCACCTTTTACCTCACCTAAAGATTCTAGAAAGTGAATACATTCGCCAAACTTTGCATCGTTCTTTACAACCCGATACTCACAATCTTTTGGCAGCATATCTACAATTGGTGCTAAAGAATAGTCACCCTTTACTGCAATCTTGACAATCTTCTGACCATCAAAGACATTCCAATACACCTGCAAGAACTTTAAGTTCAATACATGGTAATGGTTTAATGTCCCATCGTAGTAAATGAAGTAGATTAAATTTTTCCTAGCATCAGAGTCCATGTAGTTGGAGTTGATGGTTTATCTAATACTTTGTATCCTAAAACCTTCCAGAACATAATCCACTCTTGTTCTCCCTTGATGTTAATATGTCCCCACATCTCATCATTCTCAGTAGTATGTGGTGTTGAGCTAAACAATATTACCCTAGGCTCAATAATATCAATGGCATTCTTAATCTCTTGGTCGGTCATGTGTTCAGCAACCTCAATGAACAACATCAAATCCGCTTCTTTAGGTCGAGCAATGACCTTCAACTCACTAT